TAACCCACTTGTAGTAGTTAGGTCTACTGGAGCGCCTGGAAGAACAATAATAAGTGGAGGCGGAAACCCAGATGCCACCCTTGGAGTCCCAGGAGACTTTTATTTTGATACAAACACAACAAGGTTTTGGGGCCCAAAAGCTTCAACAAATACTTGGAATATAAACAATAGCTTTATCTTGGATAAACAAATTTCCTTGACATATCCATGGGAAATGGCACAAATAACTGGGCCAGTCTCTGGAGTCTATTCAGTTCGGATAAATCACAACCTTGGGTTCCACCCAAACGTAACCGTCAAATCTAGCGCTGGGGACATCCTAGAAACTGGAATAGACTATAATAGTATTAATCAAATAACACTGACAATGGCGCAACCGTTCTCAGGGACAGCATATCTGTCATAAGGGAGAAAGAAAATGGCAAAAAAGTTTTTAGTTAGCATTGATCTTAACAAGAATGAGTTACTCAATGCTAGAATTCAGAATTTAGGGTCAGCCCCTTCATCACCAGTTGCAGGTCAGATTTACTTTGATACAGGCACACATGTACTATACTTCTACAATGGAACAGAGTGGACACCAACCTCTGGTTCAACAGAAGTTATTCAAGATTTAATTGGCTCGACAGTTGTTGGCGGAACAGGTTTAACTGCAACATATAGCGATTCAGCAGGAACACATACAATAAAATTAAATGATACCGCAGTAACAGCTGGAACTTATGGCTCAATTACAAAGGTACCAACATTTACAGTAGATCAGCAAGGTAGATTAACTGGAGCAAGCGAAGCAAATTTAGTTATACCACTAGATTCACAAACAACAGGTGACTATGTAGCAACTATTGTTGGAACAACAAATGAAGTTACAGTTTCACCAAATAGCGGACACAACGCAGCAGTAACTATTGGTCTTCCAGACAATGTAGAAATCACTGGCAACTTACAGGTTGGCGGAAACTTAAATGTTATTGGAACTGTTAATTCTGTAAACACTACACAGATTAACATTGAAGATAATAAGGTAAAGCTTAACAGCGGATTTGCTGGAACCCCTACTACAGATGCAGGAATTGTTGTAGAGCGTGGAACTTCAACAGATACAGAAATTTTATGGAATGAAACATCTGACACATGGACATTAACAAACAATGGAACAGCATATCACGCAATTGCTAGAAAATATGCAGAGACACTAGGTGCATCTGCTACATCATACGCAATTACTCACAACTTAGGCACAACTGATGTAACTGTTCAAATTTTTGAAGCAGCTTCTCCATTTGCACAAGTTGAGGCAGATGTAAAAAGAACAAGCTCAAATGTTGTGACAGTAGATTTTGCAATAGCGCCAACCGCTGGAGAATATAAAGTAGTAGTTGTAGGATAACAGTATGTCCAGACAGATGAAGGTTGCCCTTAATCTTCTTACCTCAATGGAGAATCCAGACGTAGCCACAGTTGGAGATATCTATTTTAATACGGTAACGAAGAACTTAAGAATATATAATGGACTGCTTTGGGTTGAATTAACCCCACCTAGCACAGATCCAACTCCATTCTATATGCACACCCATACATTTGATGGAGATGTACATACAATTGATGTACAAAATAAGATTACATTTAAAGAAACAAACGTTCAAGACACACCAGGAGTTACTCTGCCGATCATAGTTGGATATGATGGTCAAAATGCTTCATCTCTAAATGATGGCGGATCTATAACAGACCAAACATTACTTGATGGCGGAAACGTTGAAGGACAAATACAGCAAGCAGAAGATCAAATTCTAGAGGGAGGTAACTCTGCAGACATCGATGGTATAATTGTTGATGCAGGGGGTTCATAAAATGGCATTAAGAATACAATTAAGAAGAGACACAGCAGCAAATTGGGTAGCAAATAATCCAATATTGCTTTCTGGTGAACTAGGCTTTGAAACAGACACATTAAAGTTTAAAGTTGGTAACGGCTCTAGATGGAATTCTACAACCTCATATGCATTAAAATTAGGCGAAGCAAATGGAGTAGCTACACTTAACTCTATTGGTAAAATTCCAACATCACAGCTTCCAGACTCTATTTCTGCTTCAGTTGATTTAAATGGAGCTATTGCTGCATTGACAACAAATTCAATTGCAGAGGGATCAACCAATAAATATTTTACAAATCAAAGAGCAATTGACGCCGCTGCTTCTGCAATATCAGCAGCTCTTGCAACAGAAATAATAAATAGAAATAGTGCAATTGCAACACAGGCAACAGCTACAACAGCAGCTATTGCAACTGCAAAGACCCAAGCAATCACAGCAGCAGCAGACGATGCTTCTGCAAAAGTTATCGCAGCCAAAGCAGAACTTAATACAGCTATACAGTCAAATACGGTATCTGTAAATTCATATACTGATGCAAAAATTGCCACAGAGGTCACAAATAGAAACAGTGCAATTTCTACAGCAGTGTCAGGTCTATCTTCAGGTGGAGGATCTTCAACAATAACATTGGGATCTGTATTAACTGGTGACGCAGGCTCTTCTGTTTCAATTGTAAATTCTGGAACCCCAACCGCAGCAGTATTTAATTTTACTATTCCACGTGGAGCAACTGGAGCAACTGGTGCAACTGGCGCAACTGGACCACAAGGATTAAAAGGTGACACGGGAGAAACTGGACCACAAGGCGCAACTGGCGCAACTGGCGCAGCAGGCACAAATGGAGCAGCAGCAACAATATCTATTGGAACAGTTACAACTGGAGCCGCTGGCTCATCAGCAGTTGTTACAAATGCTGGAACAACTTCTGCAGCTGTATTAAACTTTACTATTCCTCGTGGCGCAACTGGCGAAGCAGGCACGGGAGGATCATCTTTTTCTGGTAACACAGATGCTGTATCAGAAGGCACTACAAATCTTTATTTTACAGACGCAAGAGCTTTGGCGGCAACAAATCAAAGATTTACAGATGTCTATGTTAATTTAAATCAAGCAACAGACGACTTATTAACATATGCAAATGCTAATTATCTAACATCTACAGGCTTGGGTAACACTTTAAACGGTTATGTTGCCGAAGCAGATGCAGATTTAGCAGGAGGATATGCAAGACTTGGAGTGTCAAGCGGTAAAATTCTAGACTCCGTAATTCCTACTACAATTGCAAGAACATCAGATATAACAACAGCTATAGCAAATGTTGTAAATGGTGCCCCAGCATCATTTGATACCCTAAAAGAACTTTCAGATGCATTGATAGCGGATGAGTCAGCCGCAGCAACACTAACAACACTAGTTGGAACAAAACTTTCATCCGCAACTGCAGCATCCACATATGCTCCAATTGCTTCCCCTACATTCACTGGTACAGTGGGTGGCATAACAAAGACAATGGTTGGCTTAGGAAATGTTGACAATACAACAGATCTATTAAAGCCTATATCTACTGCAACCCAAACAGCATTAGACACTAAATTGGCTACATCAGTCGCAGCATCAACTTATGCAACAAAAGCCTCACCAGTATTTACTGGAACAGTAGATTTTTCTGGTGCAACAGTAACTGGAATAACAGCACTTCCAACACAATTAAATAATACTGGCAAATATTTAACAACAAATGGAACAGTAGCCTCATGGGCAGATCTTAATTTAACTGCATATGCACCAATCAACAATGCCTCATTTACTGGAACATTTTCTGCACCATCTGGCACCATAACATCGTCAATGCTAGCAGACGGAACAATTGTTGACAATGATATATCAGCGTCAGCCGCTATATCAAAAACAAAAATTTCTGGTACAGCAGTAACTTTAGCAGATACCGCAACTATTTCCAATACAATGCTATCTAATTCAAGTATAACAATTAATGGTACATCAGTTTCACTTGGTGGAACTGCAACAATTGCTGCTGGTGCAAAAACATTCTATAATAATACTGGCACACTACCTACTACTGGTATGGTTGCTGGAGATATTTATATACAATACTAGGATATAAATGAAAATAAATGATGGTTCAGCCTGGAAAGAAGCAAAAGCCTTAAAAATACACACAGGCTCAGGATTCGAGCCAGCAAAAAAAGCTTATGTCTATAATAACGGTTGGCAAATCTCATATCCAAACCTACCATCAACTTCAGGACTTACCCTCACATATTCAGGCACAACATATCCAACTGTAGGAACAGTTTGGGCTGTGCAGGGAAACTGGAATATGGATCCAGCAAATTCCCCAGTTTCGTATACATATCAATGGAAGCGTGGGAATACAAATATTTCTGGCGCCACCTCCGCAACATATACAACAGTAATTGCCGACATAGATTCAGCAATTGGAGTAACCGTTGTTGCAACAAATTTAAGAGGCAATACAACTGCAAGCCAAAACTCTGGAACAATTATTCTTCCTACTGTTTCCTCCGTCACAGTCTCAGATGCTACCGAGACACCATCAGCAACATCTGTAACAATTTCAAAGAGCGGAACTTCTTACAGTGGAAGCTTTACTGCATCTACAAATGCAACTACATATAGCGTAACTACTAATAACGGTTCAGTTACACCATCTGGCCTAACATTTAGCGGATCAGGATCTGCTGGATCAACAACAGTTTCAGTTACACCAATAAACACAAATAAGAAGGCTTTAATTTCATGGACTGCAGCCCCAGGAGCATCTTCATATGATATTGTAAAGTATGGAAATAACATACAAGACACAGTCAACGTCCCCTCTTCACAGCTTAGCTATACTTGGTCAATTGCAGATGGAAATGAAGGAAACTACTTTAGCGTATATCCAAGATCTGCTTTATATCAAGGCTATGGAATACAAAGAACTCTTACCGTATCAAATAAATCTGCCGCAACTGCAACAGGAACAATAACAATAGGTTGTACAGCGGGATGGGTAGATGCTGATTGGACATATGGCGGAGCTACATGGAGCGGAAGCTGTGTAAATAGCGTTGAGTCTGGAACCTACAGTTGGAGATATAGACTTTATCAATATGCAGATTGCACACAAGACAATTTAATTGAATATGGAAGCTATGCTACATCACGAGCATGTACACCAACATGTACAGCAGGATGGCAGGCTGGATCTGACTATACATATAACAACATAACCTGGTCAGGGACATGTGGATCAAATAGCATTGAAGGTGGAACTGCTGCAAATAGAACAAGAACTTGGGTAAATGCAGATTGTACTACAGAAACTAGAACAGAGTATGGACCGTTCTATCAGTCACGAGCATGTACTTATGTTGCATGTGTATGTAATTATTACACTACACCTACAATGAGCTACCACTATGCCCCAGAGTCCTGCCCAGGAGGATCAACAAGAGCTGGTTCATTAAGCGGAGTTACAACAAATGCTAATTGTCCAAATGTTACTAAGACAGCTACTGGAAAATATGCATGTAAGTCATATGACGTAACAAACTCAGCAAGTACAAACTATTCAACATGCTATAGCGTAGGTGCTTGCGATGCTCGGTATAACTCAGACGGATCAAGAGACGCTTGTTATGCATAACATATTGACACCATCTGTATTGAAAGGTATAATAAACTATGATTAATTTAAATGAAGAAGACTGGTTTCTTGAAGGAGTAAAGTCTAGACAAATTGCATCTGGCAATACTGCTAAGCAGCTAGCTTTAATTATAGACGGAGAAATTGTTTCTTTTATTGGAGTTAGCCCAGAGATAGCAGAGAAATTTTTAAATTTATCTGTAATATCTGATATTGGAGAGACAAGCCCAGGGCTATTTGAATTTAATCTTGATGGAGAGACAGTAAAATCAAATGAAAAAATATACTCAATTATGCTCTCAGATCCAACTATTGTTCACGTAAGCCTAGATGCCCAAAGACATGCAGACAAGGCAGAAGAAGGCTGGCTATACCAAGGAGGCCAATTCATAATTCCAGGAGCCTATGAATGACCAGTAAGTGGCAGGAATACAAAGAAAAGTTGGGTGAGACAAGGCCTTGGGATATATTAAACCCTAACACAGAATATGTCGAAGAAGCGGAAGCAACAAGAAGATATGATATATGCAAGGCATGCCCAGAGCTTATAGATTTAACCAAGCAGTGCAAACAATGTGGATGTGTGATGCCATTAAAAACAAAACTTGCAAAAGCTACATGCCCACTATCAAAATGGTAAATATTGCAATTTGAATAAAAGATATACGGTATAATAAGATAACACGCAACACCGCCAGGAGGATTTATAAATGGCAACGGTTTTTCCAACAAGTAAAGACAACCTATCTAACCCATCAGCATCTGATGAATTAGTTGGACACGCAGCGCAGCATGCAAATGCCAACGATGCAATCGAAGCACTTGAAACAGCAGTTGGTGTAACTAACTCAGCTGATTCAAATTCTTTGACGTATAAGGTAAATACACTATCAACAGCAGTTGCAGGAATTGCAAATACCTCAGACACTATTTCAGAGCTCCTAGGTCTGGACGGAAACAATGATCTTGAAGTAACTGGCATTGAAAATGCTACAAATGTCGATTCATTTGCAAAAAGCACATGGAGAACAGTTCACTACAAGATACAGGTTAAAAAAGGAATTGATGTTTACTCTTCAAACATTACAGCAATGCACGACGGAACAAACATTCTAGTATCAGAGTCAGATATAGTTTCAACAACAGATACTTCATTATTTAGTTATACATTTGAAGAAAATTCAGGTATAATTAGTCTAAGAGTCACCCCTAATGGTGGATCTATTACTTTTAAGTATTATAGAACCGCAATTAAGGCGTAAGCAAAAAAAGCAACAAGAGGAGTCATATAAATGGCAACAGTAGTAAAAAACTTTAGAATTAAATCAGGCCTCATTGTTGAAGGTACAACAGGTACAATCAACGGCCAAAACATACTTACCGAATCAGGTTCAGATAGTTATATCCTCAATCTTGTCGGCGGAGCGACTCTTGTAAAGTCTGTCGAGTCCACACAGCTTGAAGTTAATGGAGCTGGAAAGCTTTCTATAAAGTCTGGCGTATTTGACGCAGCAGGCGCAGCAGCAGCAGCACAGTCTGCAGCAGAAGCCACAGCATCAGCAGATGCAACATCTAAGGCTAACGCCGCAGCATCATCTGCAATCTCTGCAGCAGCAACAGACGCTACTACAAAGGTAGCAGCAGAAGCAGCACTTAGAGTATCAGGCGACGCAGCCTCAGTTTCAACTGCAGCAGCAGACGCAACATCTAAGGCGAATGCCGCTCAAGCAGCAGCAATCTCTGCAGCAGCAACAGATGCAACATCTAAGGCTAACGCAGCACAGTCTGCAGCAATCTCTGCAGCAGCAACAGATGCAACATCTAAGGCTAACGCAGCCCAGTCTGCAGCAGCAACAGACGCTACTACAAAGGCTAACGCCGCTCAAGCAGCAGCGGAAGCAACTGCGTCAGCAGCTCTTTCAACTGCAATTTCAACAGAGGTTACAAACCGTAACTCAGCAATTTCAACCGCAGTAGATTCATTAGTAGACGGTGCACCAGCACTTCTTAATACATTAAATGAATTGGCAGCAGCAATCAATGTTGATGCTAACTACACAACAACAATCACAACAGCTCTTGGAACTAAGGCTAACGCAGCCCAAGTAACAACAGATATCGCAGCAGCAGTTTCAACTGCAGCAACAGATGCAACATCTAAGGCTAACGCAGCACAGTCTGCAGCAATCTCTGCAGCAGCAACAGACGCTACTACAAAGGCTAACGCAGCGCAGTCTGCAGCAGCAACTGATGCTACTACAAAGGCTAACGCAGCAGTTTCAACTGCAGCAACTGACGCTACTACAAAGGCTAACGCAGCAGTTTCAACTGCAGCAACTGACGCTACTACAAAGGCTAACGCCGCTCAAGCAGCAGCGGAAGCAACTGCAGCTTCAGCATTATCAGCAGTAAAAGATGGAACTACAAAGTTTACAGCAGTAAATGTAAATGACCTAGTTTCACAGAGAGCAGCTCAAGCAGTACTTGCTTCAATTGCAACAGGATCTTCTGTAATGTCATGGGCTAAGTCAGACTACCCAACAGCTAAACTGTGGGTTAAGTTTGCAACAGCAACACACTCACAGATTTCAGAAATCCTATTGACTACAGACTCATCAAACAATATCGCAATTAGCGATTTTGCTGAGACTGGAACAAATGGATCTCTTGGAACAATTACAGCATCATACCTTGGTGGAAACATCGGAGTAGAAGTAAGCACTGTGTATGCAAATACAACAGTAACAGTAGTTGCAACACTTATTAAATAATTAAATAAAAAGGTATGGGGTCCTTTCAAAACCCCACCAAATAACAATTAGGGGATATGTGAACTTAAATGGCAACAGTAAATAAGAATTTTAGAGTAAAGAATGGATTGAATGTGGCTGGTACAGCTACGTTTGATTCTAATATTGTATTAGGCACCGCCCCGATAGCATTTGATGAAACAACAGGGAGACTACAGGTTCAGATTAATGGAACTTGGGTCTCTTTAGCACATACAACAGATGTAGTAGATACATCTGGAGCAATTAGCTTTATGGATATTGGATTAGCAATCGATTACGATGGCAATCCAGTCTATACAGTTCAGGCAAACGGGGTTGTAACAACAGCGACTAAATTCGCTGACGGCGGAACCCCTTCAACAACTTCATACGATCTATCCTTTGACTCCAGCACAATTAACGCTTAATTGTAATGGGCTCAGTGGTATAATTTACAAATAATATAAAATAAGGGGTGGCATAATGTCAACAGTAAGAATTCAAGTAAGAAGAGGCGTCGCAGCAGACTGGACCTCAGTAAACCCAATTCTAGCAGCAGGAGAAATGGGATACGAAACAGACACAAATAAGTTTAAGTTTGGTAACGGTACAGGAGCTTGGAGCACACTTGCATACGGTGCATCAGATACACCTGGCGTTACAGAAATTGCACAAGATGCAATAAATTCAGCTCTTGTAGTTGGAACAGGTCTTACAAAGACATACAATGATGGCGCTAACACAATTACAGTAGCTATCAATGATGCAGTTTGGGCAACTAAGGCATATGTAGATTCATCTGCTACAGGATTAACAAGCACAGCAGATGCAACATATATTCCTTTTGAAGATAGAGGAGTTGCAAACGGAGTCGCTTCACTTGATTCAACTGCTAAAATTCCAACAGTTCAAATTAGTGATTCATCAGTAAGAGGCAAAATTAGTGCTTCTGGCAATGGTATTAACTATAACTCTACAACTGGAGCTATAAGTATTGATTTTTCAAACTCACCTACAGCCGTAGCTAACCAAGGATATGTTGCAACACAGCTTTCAAATATTGTTAACAGCGCACCAGGTGCCCTAGATACATTAAAAGAGCTCTCAGATGCACTAGGATCAGATGCAAACTTTTCAACAACTATAACAAATAGCTTGGCTACAAAGGCTACAATAGCTTCACCTACATTTACTGGAACAGTAACAATTCCAGCAGGCGCAATAGTTACTGGCTATGATTTAATTGCAGATCGCACCACTGCGGTTTCAGGCGCTATCACAAGCGCAGCAACAGATGCTACTACTAAGGTAGCAGCAGAAGCAGCACTAAGAGTATCAGGCGACGCAGCTTCAGTTTCAACTGCAGCAGCAGATGCAACTACAAAAGCAGATGCAGCACAGGCTGCAGCACAAACCTTTGCAACAGCATCTATCACATCTGCAACAACATTAGAAGTTTCAAATCGAAATACTGCCATTGCAACTGCTAAGTCAGAAGCAATTGCCGCAGCAGGAACTGATGCTACTACTAAAGCTCAAGATGCAATAACAACAGCAGCAACAGATGCTACTACTAAAGCAAATAATGCTAAGTCAGAGGCAATCACAGCAGCTGGAACAGCAGCTGATACTAAGGTATCAACACACAATTCAGCAACAACAAATGTTCACGGAATTGCAGATACTTCAGCATTAGCGTTAACAGCAACTGTAAACACAGCTTTAGCACTTAAGGCTCCACTTGCTTCACCTACATTCACAGGTACAGTATCAGGTATTACAAAGTCTATGGTAGGTCTTGGAAATGTTGATAACACAGCAGATACAGCAAAGCCAGTTTCAACTGCTACACAAACAGCACTTGACCTTAAGGCACCACTTGCTTCACCAGCACTTACAGGTGTTCCAACAGCACCTACAGCATCAGCTGGAACAGCAACTACACAGGTTGCAACAACAGCATTCGTAGGAACAGCAGTTTCAAACCTTGTAGCATCAGCACCAGCAGCACTTGATACTCTTAACGAGTTGGCAACTGCTCTTGGAAACGATGCATCATTCTCAACAACAATTACAAACGCACTTGCTGCAAAAGCACCACTTGCTTCACCAGCACTTACAGGAACTGCAACTGCAGTAAACTTAACAGTCACTGGAACAGCAAACTTGTCAGCTAATGGCGTACAGTATTCAGATGGCACACAAACAAAAGAAGGCGTTCCATCACGGACAGTAATTTCTTCAAAGACTGCAGACTACACTCTATCAGCACTAACTGAAAGAGATTCTATGATTGAATTAAATTCTGCATCAGCAATTACACTTACAGTGCCAGCAAATTCAGCAGTAGCGTATCCAGTTGGAACATCAATTGATATACTAAGAGTTGGCGCAGGCGCAGTAACTGTTGCAGCAGGAGCAGGAGTTACAGTTAACGCTACTCCAGGTTTAAAGCTTCGTGCACAATGGTCATCAGCAACTCTTGTAAAGAGAGCAACAGATACTTGGGTACTTCTCGGAGACCTTTCAGCTTAATTAGATAAAAAATAGGAGATAAAAAATGGCAAATAAGAAAATCGGTATTAAGTCTTCAGCTCAGGATAACTTCCTAGAGCCAAAGGCTGTTACTGGATTTACTGCCACTGGTGTTAACGGGGGAGGGTTCGGAGCTGGCACAGCTAGCTTGACATGGACCCTACCTTCCGACTCACCAGCAGCAACACTATATACAATAGTGTCAAGTCCAGCAACAACAACACAAACAACAACTAACCCATCTTCATATACCTTCACAGGTATTGCAGGTGCTACAAACTATACATTTACAATAACTCCATCTAATGCAGTTGGAAATGGCCCGTCATCAACAGCGACACTATCACCACTTTCAGCAACAGTTCCAGACAAGGTTACTGGTGTCAGCGCAACATCGACATCAGCAGGAACAGACAATTTAACTTGGAATGTACCAGCAAACGGTGGATCTGCAATTACTAGTTACACATGGAACTCAAGCGATGGAAAGACTGGAACATCTGGAACAAACTCAGCTTCTGTTTCACAGGAGCAGGGCACTGCACAGACATACACAGTCTACGCAACTAATGGAGTAGGCAATGGAGCAGCATCAGATGCATCAAACAATGTAACTACATTCTTCTCTCCTCCATCATTCTTCTCACCTCCAGGGTTCTTTGCACCTCCAGGGTTCTTTGCACCTCCAGGGTTCTTCGCACCTCCAGGGTTCTTTGCACCTCCAGGGTTCTTTGCACCTCCAGGGTTCTTCGCACCTCCAGGGTTCTTCGGTCCTCCAGGGTTCTTTGCACCACCAGGGTTCTTCGGTCCTCCAGGGTTCTTTGCACCACCAGGGTTCTTCTCTCCTCCAGGTTTTGGCGGATGCATAGAAGAAAACACGCTTATTAAAACAACAACAGGAATGAAGGCTATTAAAGATCTAGCAATTGGAGATACAATTGTCTCAGTAGATTTAGCTGGAATCCCATTAGTTGGCTCACAAGAAGAGTCAGAGTTTGATCTAGCACTATGGAACTCAGATAGCTTAGTTTCTTCAGGAAATGTTGAAGCAACAGTAACTTCAAAAATTGGTAAAATTGTACCGCAGGTAATGTATTTCAATGGCAACGAGTCAAAGAAAGTATCTCTAGTACAGCATGTATTCATTAAAAGAGAAGGCATGTACCAGGTTCAAGTTTCAGCAGATATAGTTGAAGGAGACTACCTTGTTCATGTAAATGAAGATGGATCTCTAACAGACGAGCTAATTGAATCAATCACAATGGTTGATGGAGTAGCAACAGTATATAGATTAAATACAGAGCCACAAGACTGGTTCGTTGCAGATGGAATTCTGCTACACAACTTAAAGATCTAATATACAAAGCTGTTTATTTTAATAATTGACATTTATATACTTAAATGTCATAATGAATAAATGATAGGCTTAATGGCAGAAATGCAAAATGATTTATCGGAGACATGGTCTTCAAAAGAACAGCTTTTCCCTGGACTTTGGGTTTACAGAGATGTAATTAAAAAAGATTTAAATCTTTCCCAAAGACTAGAGGAAGAGCTTTCTTTGTCTAAAGGTTATAGGTGGCAAAGAGCCACCGTCGGAGGCAGCAAGAAATCTATAGACTATAGAGACTGCTTTGATTTTAAAATTGAAAAGACAAGCTTCCCCGAAAAAGACAAGCATCAAGTTGTATTTGAAAAAATATGGCAAGACTCGTATGACGCACAAAACCCAGCTCTTCAAGACTATTGCAATATGTATAGCATACAAATGAATTTCTGGGAAAAAATGAACTTTATTAAATATGGTCCAGGTAATTACTTTAAAGAGCATGCAGATCATGGGTTTTCTTACGTGTCAACAGTCTCATTAGTTGGCTATATAAACGATGACTATGTTGGCGGAGAAATTGTTTTTCCAAAACTTGGTTTACAAATTAAACCTAAAGCTGGAGACCTTTATATATTTCCTTCAACATATTTATTTTCACATGCAGCCATGCCAGTTTCTGATGGCATAAAGTACTCTGTAGTAACAATGACAGATTATAATGATAATTCTCACGGAGATGAGTTTGACAGCTTTGTTAGACTAAAAAATAAAAGCAAATTGAATATGGGAGGGTAGTATGAATCAGCCAGAGATGTTAGCACCAGGAGTTCTTGTATATAGAAATGTATTTCCAAAAGAAATGGATTTGATTAACAGGCTTGAAGAATGTTTATCCAGAGACCCAGATGCCGAAGGTGTCGGATACTCAGACTCACCACATGCAACTTATAAATGGAAGCAGGCCACAACTGGTTATGCTTTGAGCGACTTAAAGTATAGAGACGCATTTGATTTTAAAATTAAGAAAAATAAGCAGGACGATGATGGCAAAAGCGAAGATCAAATTAAACTAGAATCAATATGGGAAAATGCTAAAGATGCACAGCTAGGCCCAGTAGAAGACTATAGACAAAAATTTAACCTTGCACCACTAAATTACTGGGAATCTTTTAATTTTGTTAAATACGGACCAGGGCAGCATTTTCAAGTACACTCTGACCACGGATATTCCTATATCTGTGTACTATCTTCAGTTGGGTACATTAACGATGATTACGAAGGCGGGGAGTTATTTTTTGATAAGTTTAATTTAAAAATAAAGCCACAGGCAGGAGACCTTTATTTATTCCCTTCTTCATATTTATTCTCTCACGCCTCACTTCCAGTAACAAGCGGAACAAAGTATTCTATAGTAACAATGCTCGATTACCTAGAAGCACCACACACACCAGCATATCGAGAGATAGAAAAGAAGTATACAGATGGATATGCGTAAAATAAATGTTTTTAAAACTGGCGATAATCCAGCAAAAATAGAACAAATAAAAGTAAATAGAGAATGGATGGATGAGACTGCAGACAGACATGCATATAACTGTTTCCCAGTCAGCTTATCTAATACTTTAGGATGGGGAATATCCTTTCCAGAAGATATATCTTTTATCTGGGACGGCATATCAGATAGCCAGCCCATACACATTAAAGTGCTTTCTGGCGAAAAATATGTTCATACAAATAGGTCTAATGCAACAATAAGCTTTATAACTGGACTTACATTTAAGACTGACAAGAACACAACAATTCTAACAATGCCAGCCCCCAACTTTTTTATAGATGGAGCACAAGCATTTACAACTTTATTAACAACATCATTTTTTTCTGGAGAAGTTCCAGTTGTATGGAGAGTCACTTCACCAGGAAAAGTTATAACCGTAAAAGCTGGCACACCAGTTGCCGTAATACTTCCAATATCATTAAAAGAAATTAATGGATATGAGGTAGATCTTTATGATGGTAAGGGCTATGTTGGATCAGCCTACGATGGAAGAGAATATGGTATGACAGTAGATAAAATTAATCAGTCTGGTAAATGGGCGGGCTTCTATAGGAACGCAACGGATCATAAGGGAAAAGTTGTTGGTGAGCACGAGACCAAAACTTTGAGGCTACGGGTAAATGACAAATAAAATAACATTTCATTCTAATAGACTATATAACATTATTTCTGATTCGTATGCCCCGCAAACTACAAAGTCTTTAATGCCAGAATGGTTTAAGGATGCTCCAAAATTTGAAATTGACCCAAATACCCAGGAGCCATATTTAAATACAGAGGGCGGTCCAGTAAGAACATTTAGATCATGTCCAGGACTACTTGATATATTTATAAGCGGATATGTTTACGTAACACCATGTAATATAACTTTTAAAAAGAATACAGATGGAACTACTTTTGCAAAAACGGAAGCTGGCTATGAAGATTTTATAGGAGTGAGACAGCCAATGAAAAGTTTTCCAACACCAATTGGATGCGATGACTATCATTTTCACTGGTATCCAAACTGGGCACCATCCGTTCCAGATGGATATAGCGTAATGTACATTCATCCAATAAATAGATTTGATTTACCATTTATTACCACTTCTGCTATAATAGATAATGATAAGATGGATACTCCTGGCCTAATGCCATTTTTTCTTAAAAAAGATTTTGAGGGCACCATTCCAGCAGGAACACCTTACATGCAGTTAATACCATACAGAAGAGAAGACTGGAAAATGGAAAAGAAATTCTATTCTAAAGATGAAATAGAAAAAAGGCACAACCAGCAGGCAAAAAAGTTTAGAACAAAAGATGGTGGAGCGTATAAGCTCAACGTCAGGTCTTTAAAGAAATATGAATAGGTGAAAAATGGAATACACAAAAAGAGCTAGGTTTGCAAGAATGTCAATTACCCCATCTGGTCATTTCGGGAACTCTCCAGACAATGTAGTAGAGCTAGAAGACATGGTTACGCTAGAAGAACAAGAATATCTTTTAAATTTTGCAAGAAACAACAAAATTTGGGACGTCACAGAGTCACAGTGGAACGAAAACGGAAATATTATTTATGACCACAGAGTATGGGAAGATAGAGTTGCAACAAAAGACTCCCTAATGAAAGCTGATCCAGAAGTTGTTAGAATATTAAATCTTGTTATAAAAAGAATGACTCCTTACATTAGAGAGAAGTTTGATGTAGAAGTTTCACCTACTGACGCAGCTATAGTACGGTGGCCAGTAGGAGCAATGCAATTCCCACATGCCGATAAAGAGCTCCACGAAGGCCCAGATGCTGGAACAGAAAATGAGTTTCCTTGGTATGACATAGGAACCGTATTCTATCTAAATGACGATTATGAAGGTGGAGAGCTATTCTTCCCACTGCAAAATATAAAGTTTAAGCCAAAGCCAAGGGCTGCATATTTTTTCCCAGGAGATAAGAACTATATTCATGGGGTAACAAAAGTAACAAGCGGAACAAGATATACCGCACCATTCTTTTGGACAATAACTAGATTAGGTAGAATAGACAATGACAAATAATTATGAGTATACATCTTTTGAGCTTTTGCCAAATGTAAGAATATACCAGGGGCTTCTCCCAGATGCTGACGAGCTGTATAGAATCATGAAAGAGTCAGATCACGATGCAGAAGGCAGATACTATTTAAGAAATTGGGACGAGTGGTCAATATTTGGAACATACTCTCAACAAAAACATAATGAAGATGAGCCTAGAGAATTTGGCCCAAGATACGATGAAGAGAAGATGCTTTCAGATAGAGTCTATGAGGCTTATAATACTGCTATCGAAGATTACAAAAAGACATACGGGGTTGTATTGCCAGAATCAGCTAAATTGATGACATCATCTTTTTCAAAATATGATGCAAATGTTGATACAATGGGCAATGAAATGTCAATGCAGTACCACACAGACTTTATTATTTCAGAAAGAGATATGCCTGGTCCAAAGTTTTTGCTTACATGTACAACATACATCAATGATGATTATGAGGGTGGAGACATTGAGTTTTATATAGGAGAAGAATACTTCCCCTATAAGCCAAAAGCTGGAGACATCCTTGTATTCCCTTCACAAGACCCTTATTTCCATGGAGTAAGAACAATTAGAAATGGCAACAAGTTCTTTATAAGAAACTTTATCCAATACTATTATGATGGTCACCCACAATGGATTGCAAATCAAAAGCACTATGGAGCTTATACATGGGCCAAGATGGAGCAAAAAAGAATTGAAAGAGAAAACCCAGCAAACATGAGATATTCTGAAAGAAAGAATTTAGGATACTGACATGCCAATTCCAAAAATAAGAGATGAATTCTTTATAGTAGAAAATTTTGTAGATCAAAAAACCTGTTCTGCTATTATAAATTATTTTGATTTTTTGGTTGAAAACAAGATATTAAAGTGGAATGAGATATCATTTTACGGATCAGAAGCTATGGGATACTGGCCTTCAGACCCTAATTTAAAACTTTTTGGTTTGCCAGAAGATTTCTTTAATCAGCTCAAAGAAAAAATAAAAGCAAAGACTGAAGAGCTTTTAGGGTTTGAAGTTTCTGAAGTTAGCTACCATGCACAGAGATGGATTGAGGGCGCTTTTGCAGACTATCATTCCGACAACTCAGATGAACTTGGGAACCCTACAGCATTTGAAAGAAGTAAGTATGCGGTATTTATTTATTTAAATGATGATTTTGAAGGTGGTCACCTAAAGTTTAAAGATAGCGATATCGACATAAAGCCAAAGGTTGGTCTAACTGCAATATTTGCTGGTGGGCATACACGAGAGCATATGGTTACTACAGTAAAGGGTGGCATAAGATATACAATCGGTTCATTTTGGGACGATGCTAGCATAGAATATACTGAAGAGCAGAGAGAAGCTTGGGCAACAGAATTAAAGGCAGTAAGAGCAGAACAAGAAAAGATTTATAAAAAGTGGGCAACACCAGAAGGCAAACCAGTAATGCCAGAAGGCAGAGAATGATAAAAGAACTTCTTGATAATAACATTTATTATTATAAAAATGTTATTGCCAACCCAAACGAGTTTGTAAAAGAAATTGAAAGGCTAGACAGCCTATCTCAAGAAAATGCTCATTTAACAAAATGGATGAGATGGACATCAAGCAATAACCCAAATGATATTTTTGGAGAATACAAGTCTGGTGCGTTTACTGCCCCACAGCCCAACAACGATGTAGATAAAAGATATGCTTTAATTGTGGCTACAATACTTAATGCAATTAATTTGTGCGTAGCAGACTATTCCGAATCTTTAAATAAAGATTTAGGGTTTTTACCGAATGAAGTTACAATAAGAAAGTATTTCCCACCAGCCCAAATGGGGCCCCACATAGATTGTGAAGAAGATGATGATGAGGCAAGACTAACTGCCTCAATTGTTCTTTATTTAAACGATGACTATGTTGGAGGCGACTTGGCATTCCCAGAACAGGATATAAAGATTAAGCCAGAAGCTGGTAGCCTTGTCATATTCCCTTCAGTAAAACCATATTTTCATGCCTCAACTCCACTTGTTTCTGGCAATAAGTACATGTGCCCAGCTTTCATGTTTAAAAGAAGTAAGATAATTTCATAGGTGGTATAATTAAAAAATGGCAACTACAGGCGTTAATGGATGGCACTTTCCAAGTTACTCGGATTCTCCCGATGTACCTAGAGATCTTGGTATTTTAGGTAATGATATTGCTACATATATTGCTGCTCATCCTGGACCCCAAGGAGCAACAGGCCCTTCAAACGTTTTAACCATTGCTTCAACAAATACAATAAATGCTGGTCAAAATGCTTCGGTAACTATTAGCGGAACATCTCCATCACAATCTTTAACATTTAATATTCCAAAAGGTCAAGATGGAGTAATTGGTGGCCCTGGTCCATCAAATGTTTTAACAATTGGAACAGTTGCATCTGGCGCATTAGCTTCTGCAACAATTACTGGCACATCTCCATCTCAAGTTTTAAATTTAGTTTTGCCAATTGGAGAAACTGGAGCAACTGGAGCAACTGGTGCAACTGGTCCAAAAGGTGATGCAGCAGCAACAATTACTATTGCTAGCCCAGTAACTACAGGTGCAGCAGGAACAAACGCTATTGTTACAAATACTGGAACATCTAGCAATGTTATTTTAAATTTTACAATTCCTCGTGGAGAAACTGGAGCAACTGGAGCAACTGGTGCAACTGGCGCAGCAGGATCAAATGCAGTTATAGATCCGATTGCAACAAGAATTGCTTTGCAAACAACAGCAACTTCATCAACTGGAGTAAACTCATCGTGGTATCCATTCGTAACAAATTCATTTTCTTTAGGCCTATTAGGACCTATTAACTCTGGCCCAGATAACGTTACAAGAGCTTGGAAAAATATATATTTAAATACAGCAGCAACAGTAATTTCTGACGAAAGAACAAAAGAGAATATAGCGGCATCAGATTTAGGATTAAGTTTCATTAATAACCTTAGCCCAGTTAAATATAATAAAGTTGGCGGGGACAGAACACATTACGGATTAATTGCACAACAGGTTAAGTCTGTATTAGATGAAGCTAACATTGCAGACTTTGGCGGTTGGGTAATTTCTGATGTGAATGATCCAGAAGGACAGCAAGCATTAAGATACGAAGAATTTATTTCTCCATTAATTAAAGCAGTCCAAGAACTTACAGCAAGAGTAAAATTACTAGAAGAAAAGTAGGTTCGGGATGTCATACAAAAGCGTAGTCTTAAATGACCACCCAACATCATTCTACCTGCTAGACGAAGTTATATCTGGAACAACAGTATCCTACGATGCACTTATAACTCAATACCCCACATACGCAGACTTAAGAGATAATGGCATATCTTATGCAAACTTAGGCGGAGCAGTAGTTTATGACTATTCAGGAAGCGGCAACAATGGAGTCTCATTTAACTCATCAAATTCAATACTAATGCCACTTGTGCCAGGATCTATATCTGGAACTAAGATGAACTCAGATACAAAAATAATATATGATACGCCAGGAATGGCAACGTCTATATATAAGAATAATCCATTTTCTATAGACTTGTGGTTTAAGCCACCACAAAATTCTACAAATGAAATACCATTGGCATTCGATACGTCTAATTTAATTGGACTAACCTATAAAGATGGCAACGTATTATTCTATATAGGGTCGGCAATCGCAGTAGCTAAAATAGAAAAAACTTCTGCATCTTATATCTCTGCGGTGTATAACGGATCTTCAATTTTGTTATATGTAAATGGAATCAACAAATCAACAAAGAGTGTCCCAGAAGATTATCCTTTTGATAGCCAGACAATTTCTTTTATGTCTGGACCATCGGATGAAGTTGAGCCATTTGTAATAGACTGCGTTGCATTCTATAGATATGCTTTACCAGAAAGCAAAATACAAAATCATTATGACTCTGGTTCATATGAGCTAAATCATTTGCAAATAGTAGAGCCAGACGGCGGAGTTTTATTTACGCTAAATCATTCAAAAATAATGCCAGTTAAACAGTACTACTATCCATCTGCAATTAAATGGTCTGAATTAACTAGTGGTGATGCCGTACTGTCTATAGACCATGACTACATAACATTTGCAAAAACAGACACAGTACAGTCTGCCAGTTTTAGCTTTACGCAAGAGATACTAGTCCCTTCAGGAATTGGAATAAATAGCTCACAGCTAACTTACTCACCAGACTACGACAACATATCTGTTGAAATTAGTTTAGATGGTCTTACTGGCTGGCAAGCTTGTCAGAATAATAAGTCTTTGCCCTACTTCAGCAAAAATGATTTAACAACAAATGAGCGTGTATATATTAAGACAACGATGTCATCAGATGACACGTCTTTTGATATTCCAAAAATTGAATCTCTTTCAATTGATTTCTTTAATAATTTAGACTACTACGCAGATAATTCTGGGGATAGAATATACTCAGATCAAGACTATGACCTGTCTAGATATAACGAAAGAATCTTGTCTTATAACAAAAACAATGGGCTGTCCATGCATGATATTGGCGGGTTTAATATAGACTCTACACTAGCAACAAGAAGCATTGAAATGATATATACCCCTGGATCTGGGAAAAATGTTTTATTCTCAAACGGCTCTAAGATATTTGAATGGTCATCTGATGGCACTATAAATAAAAGCGGAGTGTCTGAAATATATGTAAACGGACAAAATGTGACAAGCCAGACAAATGTCTCAAATTACTTTACGGTTGGGTTTCCACATCACATAGTCGTCACCCTATCAAGTGCCACTTCTGGCATAATTAAAATCAATCAAAATGTTGGCGGGACTGTATATGGGGTAGGATCCAAGTATAACAATATAGCCATCTACCCACCAGTATTGACATCTGGACAAATATTAAGGCATTATAACTATTATATTGGTAACTGGTCAAATTCTGTTGGATCAGAACAGCTCTCCATATCAGAATCTACATCAGGGAATGACTTAACCCCGTACTCGGTTTACTCTATTGAATTTGCTAGTTCAAATATTGTAATTTAGTGTATTATCTGTTACAAAATATGGACTTTGGCACCAGATAATGGTATGATTGTGGTCTATGGATATCTTAAAGAAAAATACCAGGATTGTTGAAGAGACAACCCTAGGAATCTATGTGTGGGAAATGCCTGATGGTAGGTGGATTGGAGATGACGATGGGAATTTTCTTTCGATCACGTCAATCAAAGGCAATAGATCCAGAATCGATGCTTTGGCTAGAGAGGTTCGCTCATTTGGTATTGATGTCGGCCAACCCAAGTTCTTATCTGGACGCAGAAAAATTAATGATGAAGAGCTTGAAGAACAAGAACAAAGACTTAAGTGGGGACTCCCACCAGATCCATACGACATCGGAGTCTACAAAGACTCAGTACTAAGAGGCGGTAAAGTTCATGAATAGAAAAGTAGAATTTTTAGAAGACGAGATTGATAATGGAAACACTATCGATATATCTAACACCTCAGACTGGTTCCATTTTCAAAAATCAGAGGAGCACGAAGATCCATTCAAGATAGGCCTAGATGAGATTAAAAAGCTAAGGGGCCTTGGAACAAATTTTAAACGTAAAATTAATCGTGATTTTTCAAAAGCCTTTGTAGGAACTTCTGGCGTCGGTACACAACAAAACCTTTTGCAGCAAGCAATTAGCGGGTATGCATTATTTGATCTTGTAGAGCCAACTTATAATTTAGAGTATTTATCAAAAATTTATGAAGTGTCAACATATAACTACGCAGCAATTAATGCAAAGGTTTCAAATATTGTTGGTCTTGGATACATGTTCGCAGAAACATCAAAGGCTAAAGATGCAATGGATGCCATTAATGATGACAAACAATTAGATAGGGCCCGTGCAAAAATTGATAGAATTAAAACACAGCTAGACAAATGGCTTGATGATTGCAATGAAGAAGAGTCTTTTACAGAGACCCTTATAAAGGCCTACACAGACCTTGAGGCAACTGGAAATGGCTACATAGAGGTAGGACGCACAACAGCAGGAGACATAGGCTATATCGGCCACATACCAGCTAAAACAATGCGTGTGCGTAGATTCCGTGACGGATTCATTCAGCTACTTTACGGCAAGGCTGTGTTCTTCCGTAACTTTGGAGACCTAGAAACCCCAAGCCCAATTGCAGGACAAGAAGATCGACCAAATGAAATTATTCACTTAAAGAAATACACTCCAATGAACAACTACTACGGAGTCCCAGACATCATTGCAGCGCAGCAAGCACTTGCAGGAAATGAATTTGCTGGAAGATATAACCTAGACTACTTTGAAAACAAGGCGGTCCCAAGATACATTATTACAGTAAAGGGAGCAAAGCTCTCACCAGAATCAGAAAGAAAACTTCTTGAATTTTTCCAGGTTGGACTAAAGGGCAAGAACCACAGATCATTGTATATCCCGCTTCCAGCAGATACCCCAGACTCAAAAACTGAATTTAAGATGGAGCCAATTGAAGCAGGAGAGCAAGAGTCTTCATTTAATATCTATCGTAAGTCTAATAGAGATGAAATCCTTTTGGCTCATCGTGTTCCAATTAGCAAAATAGGTATCCCAGAAGGAATTAACTTGGCCGCTGCTAGGGATGCAGATAAGACATTTAAAGAGCAAGTTTGCCGTCCAGCACAAGATAGACTTGAAAAGAAATTAAATTATTTAATTGCAGAAAAAACAGATGTTGTTCAATTAAAGTTTAACGAGCTCAGTCTCACAGACGAAGAGACCCAAAGCCGTATTGATGAAATCTATTTGAGAATGCAGGTAATTACCCCTAACGAAGTCCGTATTAGAAAAAATATGACAACCGTCGAAGGCGGGGACGAAATGGTAGATTTAAAGCCACAGCAAGTGGCTGATCAAAATGCCAAGTCTACTGGCAATAGATTGCGAGATCAGCAAAGATCCGCAAATGCCCCAGATAAAAGCGGAGAGGCCAGAAACCCCAAAGGCGATGGTCCAAAAGTCAAATAAGTTTAATCAACTGTTATTTGCGTTATAGTAGATAAACCACTAAAATTAAGCATATGAACATTGAAAAAGGCCATTGGTCTAGTAATGGCGACAACTTACATTTGTCGATTCCATTTACTAAGGTCAACCGAGAAAATAGAACTGTATCTGGTTTTGCAACATTAGACAATGTTGACCAGACAGGCGATGTAGTCACAGCAGAAGCAAGCGTAAAAGCTTTTGAAAATTTCAGAGGAAATCTTCGTGAGATGCATCAGTCAATTGCAGTTGGTAAAGTTGTTTCATTTAAGCCAGAAACATACTACGATCAAAAGTCTCAAACTTTTTACAATGGAGTTTATGTAACTTCATACATTTCAAAGGGTGCACAAGATACTTGGGAAAAAGTTCTTGATGGTACTCTTTCTGGTTTTTCAATCGGCGGAAAAATTAAAGAATCTGATAATGAAGTTAACAAAGCAACAGGAGAGGCAGTAAGATTTATTAAAGACTATGATCTTGTTGAACTTTCAATTGTTGACTCACCAGCAAATGAGCTATGTAACATTCTATCAATCGAAAAGGTTAATGGACAAATGGTTTACAAAGGCCTTGCTACAAATGTAGTGACAGAAAATATTTTTTATTGCGAAGACAGCGACTCAGTGTTTATGTCTACAGAAAAAACTTTTGATTCACCAATATCTGGAAAACCAGCTGCGCTAATCGGTTGGGTAGAAAGTTCAGACATTAACAAGTCAAAGGAAATAGATAAAATTCTTGCTTCATTTAAGAAGTCAAGATTACCGTTGCCTGAAACACAATTAGCAAAACAGGCAAACGTAGAAGGAGGTAATAAAATGTCAGATACAAACATTGATAATGTTGTAGAAGCTCCAGTAGCAGAAGCAGCAATAGAATCAACTGACGCAGTAGCTGTAGAAGCTCCAGCAGCAGATGAAGCAAATGTCGATCTTTTTGACAAATCATTGGAAGCTGTAGAAGTTACAGCTGAAGATACCTCTGCCGACAACGTTGAAAAAGCAGCCGATACAGTAGAAGTTATGGTTGATGAACCTGATTTTGCAAAAATGTTAGGCGATCTCAAAGGCTTTTTCGCAGAGACACTCACAAAAGCTACAGAAGCAAATGCTGCACAAGTTACAGAAATTAAAACATCTGTTGAAGCTTTCAGCAAGAGCGTCGATGATAGAATTTCTGAGTTGGCAGAAAAGCACAGTGCACTTAGTGCAGCTGTGACAGAAATAAAGGGCACCATTGATGGTGTTCAAAAGCAGGTTGATGCCGTAGAAGGCGATACCGCAATTAAGAAGTCCTCTGACCTTGGCGGGTCTGAGGTATTTACCAAATCAAAATCAAAATGGTCTGGAGCTTTCCTCGGTTCCGTAAATGAAATCTTTAACTAAAATAAGGTAGGTGAAATAAAAATGAGTAATGAATTATTAGAAAAGGCCGCAGCAGCTGGTGCAACAGTATCAACTGGGTTCGGTTCTTCAACAGGTGGTTCAGGCGTTCATGTTGCTTCAGAAAATGGCAACGGTGGACTTCTAAACCCAGAACAATCAGCACGATTCTTGGACTATATGTTCGATGCTACCGTAATTGGTAAGGTTGCACGTACAGTCCGCATGAAAGCTGACACAACAGAAATTGATCGTATGTCCGTAGGAGAGAAGCTTGTAAAGCTTGCATCTGAAGGCGAAAACACAGGAGCTAACTCAGGTGTTACTTTCTCAAAAATTTCTCTCACAACTAAGAAACTCCGCATGGACTGGGAGCTTTCAACAGAGTCTCTAGAAGACAACATTGAAGGTGCAGATCTAGAAGATCACATTGCACGTATGATGGCAACACAGGCAGGAAATGACATCGAAGATGTTATTCTTAACGGTGATACATCACTTTCAAGCGATGCACTATACAAGTCTTTTGACGGTGTAGTTAAGAAGGCAAAGACAAGCGGTCACGTTGTCGATGCCGCAGGTGCTGCAGTTTCTCGTGCAGTATTTAACTCAGCCCTTAAGGCTCTTCCACGTAAGTACAAGCAACGTCGTACAGACCTTCGCTTCCTTGCAGGATCAAACTTGATCCAAGATTACCTATACTCAACATCAACAAACATTCAGAACGTTAACCCACAGGACATTGCTTCAGGCATCATCCGTGGAGATGTTCCAGTTCTTGGTGGTCCAGCAGGTTATGTCGCTCCATACGCATTTGGTATTCCAATCGTTGAAGTTCCATTGCTTCCTGAGACACAGACAGGTACATACGCAAGCCCATCAGGCTCACACGGAGATATCCACTTGACATTCCCAAATAACGTTGTTATTGGTATCAAGCGTGATGTTACTGTTTACCGCTTCTTCTGGCCACGTAAGGACTCAATCGAGTACACAATGTATACTCGTGTTGGCGTTCAAATCGAGCAGGCAGACGCTTGGGTAGTTGTAAAGAACGTTAAGGTTGCTTCTTAATTAATTAAGAATTAAACTACCGAAAGGCCCCCAATTAATTTTGGGGG